TCTGTATTAGCAGTACCGTTGGTATTAAATCCAGCAGTAGTTCTATCTTGCCAATACTTCAAAACTTGAGTATTTTGATCATAAGAAATAACTCTACCTACTGCAGTAGATCCAATTCCAATAGTTTGAGTAACAAAATCATCAGCAGTAAATGTAGCATTACTGGCTCCTACTCCTGTAAGTTTCAAAGCATATACAGCACTTGCTTTATCAATTTCTAAATTAGAACTGGTTCCATATGATTTTGGATTTTGCACAATTCCAACACGAGCAAATTCATTACCCGTTATAAAATCTGGGTTCCCTGTGTCATTTTCAATTCTACAATATATGAGAGAATTTTTTGCTCCCAATTCACGATATATATCAGCCCCATGCCCACCTTCAGGAGGAATAATAACATTAAAAGCAGGATCGATACTTCCTGCTGGCACTCCACCTGCTTCTATGTCCAAAGTACCAAAACTATAACCAGCACCTCCTTTTGAAACAGTTACTGATTCTACTTTAGATGCACTATTAATAACAACAGTTGCTTCTGCACCTGTTCCATCACCTTTAATAGGTACTCTTGTATATGATTGGTTTGCAGTACCTAATCCAGCCCCTCTATTTGTGATAGTAACAATTTTAAGTTGACCACTAGTAGCAGCATTATCTCTTACAGGAGCATCAATAGAGTTAGTTGCCCAATCCGTAGGAACAGGCATAAAGTTTGTAGAATCAAATTTAGTAATATCACCAGGTTTAATTGTATAAAGATATTTCCAAATATAACCATCACCACTAGTACCAGCAGCTCGTGGTTCTAAGTCGGTGAAAGTTGGTTCATCTAGGGATGCTTTTCCTTCTGTGTTATCTGGGTCAGTTCCATTTTGAAGACAAATATAAACCCTAAAATCAGAATTTATAACAAAATACTTTGCATCATATAAACTAATTGCATTTGATGGTTTAGATGGATTCTCTGCTCTAATATCATTTCTATACATATCATAAGTAATACCCGATGCCCAAGTGTTCTTAGGAACTACTTGTTGGACATCAGAAGATGTTACTTTTTTCAAAGCAATCATACTATCCCAATATTTATTTTCTTCATTAAAAGAATCTCTAGGATTTGGAGGAGTAATATTCCAATTAGAATCAACCTCTGTTGCATTTGGCAAACCGATCCACGTATAATATGAATTAGTTGTCGATGCTACACTAGCGACAAAATCTTTAGTATTTAATATACGAAGTTGATCCGTTATAATTGCGGCCATTTTGACAATTTTTTTAGTTATTTATTAAGTTTATTAACCAGAATAATCTTTAAATTTCAAAGGTGCTACTCTTGTAATAAGAGCAGATGTAGAAAGTCCAGTAAATCCGTCTTCCGTATATGCATTAAATGCCTGTGGAGAAGTTCTAGAACCGAATACTATTCTACCCCATGAGAAATTACCATAGAATTCACTCACTCCCATTCCAGATAAGGAATTCCAACTAGAAACACTAGTTGTTACTCTCGCAACATAAGTATTAGCAATTCCAGGAGTAGAAGTTTCTGCAACCGAAACTGCAGCTACTTCATATACATTATCTATAAAGGTAGTTCCTATACCTATTACAGATCCATTTTGATATATAGATGTCAAACCATTTCCAATATTACTATTAGAAACTGTAAAGTAATATCCAGTTTGAATACCACTTATAGTAACAGCAGTACCTGTTATAGTAGCATCCCTTAAGAAGGAGTTAGTAGGAATGTATAGATCAAATACAACTCCTGTAGATGCAACACCAACCGTAGTTGTAGAGATTCCAACAATCTCTCCAAAATCACCCTCATAAGAAGAAGAATCATTAATTTCTTGTGTTAGAGAAGGAACTTCAATAAGAACTTCTGGAGGAGTAGTATTAGTATAACCAGTACCAGGAGATATAACTGTGATGGCAGAAACTGCATCTCCAGTAAGTGTAGAAGTAACTGATGCTCTAGTAGTTGTTCCTAACCCAACAGGAGTACTAATAATAACATCAGGAGCAGAAGTATATCCTGTTCCTCCATAACTCACTACCACAGAAGATATTGTACCAGCAGCAGACACAACAGCAGTTGCAGCAGCTCCTACAATATTATTCTGAGAAGTTATAGAAATCTTTTGAGTCTTAGCAGTTGTTTGTGCTTCATTATCAGGATCAAAGAATGGTCTTACACTTTCAACAAATATAATTGCAGAACCAACTCCAACAGATTGAATAATGACTGTTGCTGGATTAATTAAAGCATTCAACTCTTCACGACTCTTACTTACAATTTGACCATCAATAATCTTATCTACACCTTGCTTACACCAAGTAACAGTTCTATTGCAATCTGGATTTCCATTAATACCAACACCAACATATGCATTCGTTTCAACAATATCAGTTGCAACTATTTGCGTTATTTGTCTAGGATCTTGTTGTATAGATCTTGCACAAAGATCAGGATCTCCTTGAATTTCAAGAGTATCACCTTTTTTAACACTGTCTAATACATCAGTATAAGTAACATCAATATCACCACTTCCCTTATAGAAGAGAATCTTACATGTATCACCATCAAATGTACCGTCACTATTACGTCCTTTAGGTGCTTCAGTAAATGTAACTACACTACCGTTTGTAAATGTATATCCTTCACCAGGAACCTGTAGAATATCATTTATAAACACTAATAGGGTTGCTTGAACATCTATATTAGATCCTTGCTTAGCTCTAATTGTAACAGGAGATCCTGCTTTCTTTAATGTAAATGATCTCTTAGTACCATCAAATTCATTATTAATTTTATCCAATACTTCAAGTTGTCCAAAAGTCCAACCAGCAAATCTATCAGAAATAGTTTCCTGTATAGTAATTTGGAATTCATCAAAAGTATAAGAAGGATCAGTAGGAATTCCAGTAGTTCCTCCTACAGGTACAGTTAAAATTTGATCATCTGCATATCCATATCCTTTGTTTACTATCTCAAAACTAATAATACTTGACCCTTGACCCACTACCACATCAACAGTAGCTTGCGTTCCAATACCCGAAGATTCAGAACTATAAATCAAGGACATGTTAGAATATGAAAGTGGTTCATCAATAAGAACTTCCATTGATCTATCAACCTGTCCTCCTCTAGAATAGAAGTGTGCTCTTGTAGATACTCCAGAATTAATTGTAAATGAAGTTGTATCAAGAACAGTTAAAACCGTTGTTCCTTGAGCAGCAGGATCAACTCCACTAGATGAATTATTTTCGGTTCTAGGAGCAATAAGAGCAGGTTGAATTGTACCTCCAGAAACATAGAATGTTGGAACAGTCGATATACCAACATTAATAGTAAATTGAGTTACACTTGCTACTCCAGTAACAGGTGTTCCACCATAGGCAGGATCAGTTGTTCGAGGATAAGTATGAGTTGCACCACCGTCATCTAATGCACATGTAAATGCTAATCCAGTCATCACTACATCACTTGCTTTACCGCTTACAGATAGTCCATGCTCAGCAGATGTAGTAACCGTCATAATACCCGTAGAAGCGGTGTATACGGCACTCTGAACGCCCACAGCAGGGAGATAATCACATGTGAATGCAATTCCTGATAACTTAACTTCTTGCCCCACTAGAAGACCGTGGGCGGTTGATGTAGTGATCGTTGTGATACCAGTTACTGAACTGTAACCAACATCCGAAACCGATCTTGGTGCATAAATTACTTGACCATTTGTAATGGCAATTCCAGTAATATGACCATCAGTGATAGCAGCAGTACCAATTCCTATTAAATTAGTAGAATCAGCACTAGAAGTCTGAATTGCTACATTTACAGTGGTTTGAACTCCTACTCTATATCCAGATCCTGTATTACCAATACTAATAGAAGTGATTGTACCAGCAGCAGAAACAATTGCAGTTCCACCAGCAGAAACAAGAGGTTGATAACCCAATCCTGCAGTTGAACCTACCGATACGATTATACCTCCAACAGGTATAGAACCGCTATTAGGGTCATAGGCCTCCGATGTGGCTGCTCCTGTGAAATGGATACTACTTATTCCAGTAAGACCTTCAGATAAAGTATAATCCTGATCAACTGTCAATTCTCCTGTTGGTCCTTGGAATACACCATTTATAAGTATAACTCCATTATTAGTAGAAAATCCAGCAACATTAGATTGATCCGATGTTAAAGTAAATGTTTTTGCAATACCCGTAAATTCATCAGAAATATCATCAAAAATATAATTGTTATTATAAGGAGTATTACTACTACCAGTAGCAGCAGATCTCATGAAGGATCTACCTTGGAACATAGAGAATGTGGTTATTCCTACCCAATCTCTATCATCAGGTTCATTAGTGGTGGAACTGATTGGGGTTGGTCCTTGTGGAGCAGTAATAAAGTTTATTTCATTACCAACAATATTATAATTACCCTCAACTTTAGTCACAATAGAATTAGTAGTATGAACTCCTAAATTACTTCCCATCCATGCACGATCTACCAAAATATTATTTGTTTTTCCATATCCCACAGTATCTACTTTCATTATTTCTTCATTAACTTTAATCAAATCTCCACCAAAGAATGAAGTGACCCCAACAGTTTCAAGAACTTTACTTCCAAGGAAAAATGTAGTAGTTATACCTGTCGTAACAGCAGTTGATACAATAGGTGATTGGATTGCATTATCCAAAGCAATTAAACATTTTGTATTTTGATTTCTTCCCGTTATTGTATGTGCAGC